AGGTAGCTCGGTATTAATCAGGCCACTGGTTGGTAGACATCGTCAGCCCGGAAGGCGCGATTTCATGGGCTTCCGATGCCTGCGGCGTCCAGCTACTTGTGGCCTGATTAATACATCAGTCTGGAGAGACTGATCGAAGAGAGCAAGGAGGAATACTACCGAATTCTCAAGCTGTGCTCACAAGGGTGGCACGAAGGCCAGAGCGAGATCATTCCGTGGTGGAACTATTTCCTGGGCACGTTGCGAGGTGCCTACAAGGAGTGTGAACGCCAGGTCGAATCGGTCGAGGCGCGGCCCGCTAAGAGCGACATGGTTCGCCAGACCGTGCTCGCGCAGGTGGAGAGATTCACGTTAGCCGACATGGCGGCGCAGGTGCCAGCGGCCAGTTCACAACTCATTAAGAAGGTTCTGGCAAGAATGAAGAAGGCTGGCCAAGTTCGACTCAAGGGTCGGGGGCGCGGTGCGCGTTGGAAGGTTACCCCCCCATGAACAAGGCCCGCCGCGCGCCATCATCGAGCGGCAGCCCGTATCCGATCAGGCAGAACTGATCCAAAGCAAATAGCACCACCGATTCGATCCCTTCGCCCAGAGCCAGCCGCTGTTCCTTCGGCCACGGTGTGGTGTACTCGCCAATGCCCACCAGGTGGCTGCTCTGCGAGGGCGGAAACCCAAGCTGCATCGGCAGCTCGATGGATTGCCGCGCCTTGTTCAGATCCCGGTTCCCCGTATAAGTGAAGTTCTCGGTCTTGAAACAGGCCAGCTTGGCAGGAGTCCAATCCGCGGTTGGAAGATTGATGAGCTTGTTCAGCGGCGTATCATTCGTGTCCGGCGGATAGAGCACCTCGAAGCGCGAGTCGGAATGCGATTGCCGGACGAAATCCATAATCGCATTCGTGAACTGGCCGATCAGGGTTGGCAGGAACGCGCACTCGTCGGGGAACGTGGCGGGGTTCGCGTTCTGGCTCGTGATGGTGCCCAGGGGCCGCCCGTGCGCGGTTTGAAACGTGGTCTTCGTGTAATCGTCGTAAAAAGGCATGCCGGAGGGCGCGGCGAAGTACCACCACTGGACCTCGCCGAATTGCAGATACGGAGTCACTCCGGCGTCCGCCATCACCCCCGCCATGTCCAGGTAGACCTGCTTCCAGAACGCTGTGCTGGCCGGCGAGAAGTTGGTCTGCAACGCCGGAGTGTTCAGCCAGGCGGCGGTGCCATCCGGATATCTCTGGGCGATGCCCGCGGCCAGGCTGTCGTCCCCGTTGCCCAGCTCCATGCTGAACGACGTTGTGACGGTGATTCCGTACGATTTCAACGCCTGGAAGAAGCTGAGGCTCCAGTCGCGCGCGGCGCGATTCAGCCGCGGAGTGGCAACCAGATCGGTGTGCCACGTCCCGACGGCGCCCCCCGCCAGCGCCGCGGGGCTGGCCTGCGCGGTGAAGTTTGTGTTGCCGGTGTTGGTGGTGATGGTCAAACCGTTGCCGCCAAGCCCCATCGTGCGCGCGGTGATCGTGAGCGTCGTTCCGTCGGCGTGCGCCCAAACCGCCGACGAGCCCGCCGTGATCAGCAACTCGAAGGCTTTGGCAATGGTCTGGGCCGTATCGCCGATCAGGTTGACATGTTGGAGCGGAGTCCCCGCCAGCGTGACTGTCGTGGTATCGCCGAAGCGCGGAGCGCCCGTAAACACGATGCTGGCCGAGGCGTACTGGTTGCCGGGGCAGGACAATTCATAGAACCACATGGCGCCGGCATAATGATTGGCCCGGCCTTTGAAGCCCAGCGTGTCGATGAGCCAGGCCGTCCTTTCCGGCGCGATGGCCTGCGAGTGCAGTGTGTCCCAGTCGGTTGCCAGTGCGGTGGTCGGGCAGGCGCCAAACACCGGCAGGTCCGCAGTAGGAATGGCGATCTCCAGGAAGTCGAAGTAGACGTCCGTCCCCGCGCCGCCGGTGTGAGCGAGCGTGATGGTATGCTGTGCCTGCCCTGAGAATTGCCACAGCGGAACCCTCAGCAGTACGTCCTCCAGCGATCGCTTCAAATTCACAATCAGTGCTGGATTGCCATCCACCTGCACCGTCACTTGTCCGCCGTTGTCCGAGTATCGCGTCCCCAGGTACAGCGTGTGCGCGGCGGCGGAATACGTGCATTGCAGGTGGTCGCCCTGGGTAGTCGTGTGGTGGATCGATCCCCCGGAGTAGTTTCCGCGCTCCTCTACCCATGCGCCGGTGAAGGAAATCTCCGGCGCTATGTCTTCAATCCTCCGGCTGCCCGGTCCCGCAATACTGTACGCCAGGTGCGTCCCTGTAACTTGCCAGTTGGTTACCACCACCGCGAACTCGCTGCGCGCGAAGTTACCGAACTGTAGGTCCGCGGCCCACGTCCAGCGCAGCTTCCGGACGTTGGTGGCGGTGACGGTGTTGCCGAATTCATCCTTCAGATTGCTGAAATCGAGATTCACCCGCCAGCGGTCGGGCGATGTTCCCCCTTGAAACATGGCCCAGGATGGCGACCACGCCCCCGTGCCGTTGTTGGGGCTGTACACCCACCCATATACGCCCACCCGGTTCCCGTTGGCCCCAGGCGCGCCATTATAGGTCAGCGTGATCTGGCTGCCATTGGCGCTGGCCGAAACGTTGCTGGTACTGGTCTGGGCGTTGATGTTGGCCGCCAGCCCGCTGGCCACGTCCGCCGCGCTGTTCCCGGCCACAACCCAGTAGTTGGGGTGCTGGTCCAGCCACGCCAGTCCCACGATATCCCCGGCTGCGGGCGTGCCTTGAAACTCGAACACCGCGGCCGGTTGCGCGTAACTGCCGTCCACCGCCACGGCATACTGGAGGAGCGGAACGCGGTGGAAGTTTTCGGTGTTGCCCGATTCCTCCCAGATTCTCAAGTAGGACCAGGATATTGAGTCGTACGTCGTGGAATCCAGCGGGATGCAGTTGGTGCGCGTTTCTTCGTAGCTGAGACGCAGTCCGCTCAAATCTCCGTCCGGGAGGTTGCGGAGCGCGGGATGCTCGAACACGTTATCGCGGTTCCATTCCGCCACCACCCAGTCGAATTGCTGCCTCCAGCACCCCGAGACGGTGAATCCGCTTGGGCCGGCGCCGCTGAGCGCCGCCACCGCCGACGGCTCCTGGAAGTAGCACTGCAAATCCCGGTCCGGGCGCAGTTTGGAGAGTTGGTCCGGCATCAGAGTCGGATGGTGACGGTGAGGTCCGAGCCGGGAACGGTCGATCCCACCGAGAGCACGGACAGCGTCACCTGCGCGCCCGCTGGCAGCGGGGCCAGTGTCTTGCCGTCCACGGTGTTCGAAGCCGTCGCCCACGCGGCAATGGTCAGTTGGCAATACGACGCCCCGTTGACGTTCAACTGGAGCCCGACCGGGGCGTCGGCGGCCTTACCCAACACCGCGGACACATCCCGCACCGAGTGCGACGCCTCGATCACGAGCGCCGGCGCCACGGATTGATCCACTGCCAGGTACCCATCCACCTGGATGGAGTACTGCCCGCCCGAGAGCGTGCGCAGCCCGCTGTCGGTGGTGTGGGTCAGGCAGATGTCCTTGGCCGGGCTGTTCCCATTCTGGTTGGTGACGAACAACTCGGCGCTCGCCACGCGCACATCGGGAAGCGCAATGGGGTAGCTCCAGCTCCCGCTGTAGGGGCTGCCGAAAAACTCCGGCGGGAACGGTGCGATCAACGTCTTGCTCAGAAGATGATAGACCGGCGTTTGTGCGGCGTGTGCCGCCGCCTGGCTGCCATCCATGGCTCGCGTCACGCTGTACTGTGTGCCGTTGTTCGCGACCGCCTCGACGCGGATCACCTCCAATTCAATCTGGATGAAGCTTCCGGCCTGTGCCGATCCGGCCGAGCTCAGGCTCAGTAGAACATCGCCGGTCCCCACGGCGCTGGCCAGCGTAATCGCCGGCGTGCCCTGCAATTCATCCCAGTAGTACAGGGTCAGCGTAGCCGCCGAAATGGTCCGCGTGTTGGTCAGGTCGGTGAAGGAAACCCCGCTCAGTTCCACCGTTCCGCCGCCCTGGCCGGGCCCCAGCCCGAAAAATGGCATCGGGGGAACATCGCTGTCGCCCGTGCCGCCGCCGCCGATCTGCCACCGCGTGACCGTGGATATCCCCGGTGCGCATTCCACATTGTTCACGTTGGCCGCACGCCCGGTGAGATGAACCACCTCTCCCGATCGGTTTGGAACCGCAAACTGCACCGGGCTGCTGGTGGTGAGAGCGCCGAACTGCCAGCCGGTCTCCGCCACTACGAAGAAACTGGTGGCATCCGGCTCCACGGTCCACAGGGGCGCGATTGTCAGGCTGGTTGCATCGTTGGCCGCGATGGCGCGCTCTTGTCCGGCGCCCGTGCCTCGCGTGATCCGCGCAATCATGCTTTGGTAACGGTTCACGGTCATCTGCAACGACCCGTTTCCCACCGTCGTCGCCGACTGCAGCGTCACGCCGCTTTCCGGTTGCAGCTCCATCCGCCAGTAGAAGTTGGCGTGATCGAAATTCGAATCGGGCGGGGCCACCAGTTGATCTGCCAGGCCCGTATCCGTGAACTGGGCGGCGAGCGCCTGCGCCGAAGCGATTCGAAAAAGTTCCGCTGGCGTGCTTCCCCGATAAACGTCAAACGCGCTCGTTCCCGGCGCGAAACTCAACCCCGATAGCGTCACGCTGCTCCCCGCGCTCGAGATCGACGCCCGGACGATGAATGACAGCGCACTCTCGTTCCCGGCGCTGTCCTGGCCGGAGACCGCATAATACAGCGTCTGCCCGCTCTGCAGCGTTCCGCCCGTTCCAATCGTGGGTACCAAGCCCAACAACGGTATCCCGGGACCGGCGGCCGGCGAGCCGACTCCTGCGCCTGCGGGTGGAACGAAACTGACCGATACGCTCGTTTCCACCGTGCCATCGCTGCTCGTGGTCGTTGATTCCACAACGCCGAACTGAACGTCTCCGTTTTCGTCCAGCACGGCGCCTATGAGGGGCCTCGGCACGCCCACGCCGGCGTTCCCCTGCGTCACCCCTCCGGGCGAAGTCACCTGGCCGTTGGTGTCCGAGTACCACGCGTCGTCGTGGATCTGCGCATTGATGGTGGAAGTCCGGTAGTTGGTGGCCGGCGAAATCTTCAGAACCCGCAGCGGCTGGCGATTCAAGCCCTCTTTCAGGTATGTAAGAGTAATCAAGTCTCCGGGCCGGATCCCAAAGGCTTTTACACTGGTCTCGAATGCGATGTAAGTGTTCCCGCGAACCGACTTGTCGAGATTGAATTTCAGAATTCGGGCCGCCTGGTCGTAATTCGGGAGTCCCATCGCCGAGAGCGTCATGGAAACTTCTTGTCCAGCTAGGGCGACGTCGTCCGGGTCCACCAGCTCATAGCTGTCCTGCTGGTAACCGTTGAGCGCGTCCTGAAACTCCACCGAAAGGCGGTTCGGCGTATCCGCGATGCTGCGCGCGGTCACGGTCACGCTTGGCTCGCCATTCTGCTGTCTCAGGATCCCCGAAAAACCGCTGCTGCCGTCTCCGAATTCGTAACTCGGCCAGCCGCCGTTCAGTGGTTGTGTGCTGTTCGAGCAGTCCGGCTTGGCAGGCTGCTGCAGCGCCGCCGTGTTCTCCACCTGCAATTGCAGCGCCCCTCCCGGTCCATAGGTGAGGTACAGCCGCGCGGCATTGCGGACGCCGCGGACAACGTCTCCGCCGCTGCGCCGGTTTTGTAAGACCAGGTTGCACTGAAACCGGGGAAGCGTAATCGGGTTGCCGTTCAGGTCCGTCGAGTTGATCGGTTCATCGCAATATGCCGCCGCAGCCGCGAAGCTGGTGATGTCGATTTCCGATGCGGCCCATCCGCTCCGCCGCAGAACGTCCAACACGATCCATGCGGGGTTGCTCGAGAACTGGTCGTTCAGATACGTCCCGTCCGCCGCATAGGCCGGCACCTTCAGACCCTGCGCCAGCACCTTCACCGTGGGCAGCGAAGTCCCGTTGTTCAGTTGGTTGGGGACCACCACGGAGAGGTATGCCATGCTGCCATAGGGGTCTCCCGCCGGATTCCCGCTTCCGTCCAGGAAGTTGTAATCGAACGCGCCGTCGCGCGTCCCCAGCGTCTGAACGTTGTACCAGCCCGTACCGGTCATGTTGGCGCCGGAAACTCCCAATGGAATCTCGACCCCGCTCACCAACACCGTCAGCACGCCCTCCATCTCGCCGACTCCTAGGAGCGCCTCCATCCGGGTGAGGTTGCCGTCGTTGCGCGCAAAAACCACCAGCGGCTCCCACCAGGCCGTGCCGTACACCATCGGAACGTAGTCGTTGTATTCCGCCTGGTTGTCCGAGACGGCTGAGGTCGACCAGTCTTTTCCGTAACCGCGCACGGCGATCGCCGGAGGTAGGTACTCGAGCCCGCCGAACCGTGTGAACATTCCTCGCGCCTGGCAGTCCTGCCGCGTGTACCCGCACGATGTAAACGGCACGCCGCCATTCAAATTGCCCGTTCCCCCAGCGAGCCCGGCGGAATAGCCGCAACGGTAATACAGCGAATACTTGCCGTTCGCGCCGCCGTCAATGGCTTCGGTCCGCTGACCCGCGGTCGCCGGAAACTGCCACGGGCATCTCCGTTGGATGCGAATCTGCGGAAGCATCAGCCGTTGCAGGTTCATTCGGTTGATGGCCGTCAGGCGGAACGTCGATTGCTTGATCTGGTCCGGCGGGTTGCAGATTCCCTGAAACACCACCGCGGTATCCGTCAGCGGAACGTCGTTTCGCAAATCGTAAAAGAGGAATCCGACGGTCAGCCGCGCGCCCTTCCATCCAGTCGCGCGCTCGATTTCCGAAAAGTGCGAGTCGGCGTTGGCCAGCACGACCGAGATTCGCGGGCTTCCGTCTATGCCCTGGTCGGACGCGGTCTGAATGTCGAAGGCGCTGTGCTGAAGAACTCGCGCCTCGTACGTCGCGCCGTCCACCGTCACCTGGTGCGTGCTCCACTGTTCCGTCTGGCCGTTGGCGAGCACGCAGTCGAAGACCAGAAGCGGCGTATCCGTGACCGCCTGTTCCTTCAGATCAGAGATGGTTTGCATAAATGATGTTGACCGTAGCGGAGTGGCGGTTTACGCCGGTTGTGGTTATGGAGAGGACGTCGTCGCGGAATCGCGCGCCCTCATAAACGCCGCCCGTGGTGGTCGGTTTGTAGAGCGACGCGCCGCCTTGCGGCTCCACTTGCATGCCGAATACGTCCGCGGACCCTCCGGCCGGCAGCTCCAGGCCAAAGGCGATCGATTCCGCCGCCGCGTCGCCGCTGGCTGTCAAAGTGATCCGGCTCCAGTTTGTTCCCAGGATTCGATCAGCCCGGTTGCTTCCGTGCATCAGGGTCGCCGTGGTGGCTTGCGGCGACCGCGCGAATACGCTGAGGCAATACACGTACCCTGCCGGTGCGGACAACGTCTGGCAAATGTTCTGAGCGCCAGCGCCGGAATCGGTGAGGTGCCATGCATTCGTCTCGCCCGCCGGGTCCGCGATTCCGCCCGCAATCGAGAAGAATGGATCCTTTGCCCAAGCCGCATTATCCAGCTTGTCGCTCCAGGCGAAAAGGTTGCCGGTTGGATCCAGGAACGTGAAACTATTGAGCGTTCCCTCGGTGGCCGCGAAGAACTCCTGCAAGGCGGCAACTTCGTCATCGGTCAAACCCGCGTACGCCAACTGCCATTCCGTGGTTTCCGCTCCCGGATCGGCCAGCTTGATCGCCCTCCCGTCCAGAGACGTATTTACAACCGTCCGCAAACGGCGCCGCTTTTGGACCGGATACTGGCTCAATGCTCCGGTGGCGAGTTGTGGGTATACCAGCATGTGTTATCCCCGGTTCTCGATCACGGTCAG